TCACATTGTGTTCGTTTCATTTCCCGTTCCTTTCCGCTTCTGTTTGAAGAGGGTGCTGCAGGCAACTGCCGGACTACAGAACTCACCGGCTTGTCGAGCGCTATCCCTGTGCTGCTGTACCGTTGATCAGACGGCCGACAGCACCCTCATCAAACAGCCCTGCAAGCGCAAGGCCGACCCGATCTCAGTCGAGGCTGGCGGACGTGGCCGCGGTGAGCTTCTCCATGAAGCTCTCGTATTGCTCGGGCTTCAGTTCCTTGCCGTTGGGCACCTTGAACTCGCCGAGCACAGCCAGGACTTGCGCGCGGTGCGTGGCCGCGTACTTCTTGATCAGCGCGCCGACCGGCTCATACGCGTCGCCCGTCGCGGACGCCGAAGATACGGGCTCCTTCGGAGCGGGCGCAGGTGCCGGGCCAGCCTTGGCATCTGGCTTGCCATCGGCAGGCTTGTCCGTCGTCGCAGACTTTCCCGTGGTCACCTTTTCGGCTTTGGGCTTCTCGGCCTTCGGTGCTGTCTCGGGGTTCCGCAGAGTCGAGAGCGAAAGGATCGCGTCCTCGTAGTTGTCGAATTCCAATGTGACCTTGATCATGTCTTTCCTTTTGGTTGAGGTGGGCTAGCGGTTAGTGTATCGGCGGATACAGGGGTTTGTCAAGTGTTTTCGAGAAGACGTATGCTAAGAACCGCGTACCCCGACGTAAGGCCGAACTGCTCGACAGTGTGCAAGACGTAGGTAACGAGGCAAGTTGTGGTGCGACCTGTGTACAAACCCCTTGCATACTCTTCGAGCACGAGAAGGTCACCGACAGCAAATCTTCGATCGTTTTTACGAAGCTCGAAGGTCTTGTCCCCGCGCAAGACTGCGTCAAAGTACCGCGGTTCCGTTTTGAGACTGTGCGTAGCCATGCGTGCTCCGGGAAAAAGAGACCCGCCGCGAGTGTCGGCAACGCGGCGGGCCTGAGGTCGTCGGCCGTTGGGAGGAGGGAGGAGATAGCGCCGACGAGTCGCGACGTTATCAGTTGCGAAGGGTTGCGTCAACTGATACAGTGCGGGCCATGGCAAACCGCAAACCTATTCGCCCGAACCCCAAGCTCCTGAAAATGTGGCGCGCCATGACGCCCGCCGAGCGCAAGGCGTTCGCCACGCTCGCGAAGTCGACGGACGGCTCTCTGCGCCAGGCGGCCGAGGGTCGGCGCGGCATCAGCTCCGATCTCGCGGCGCGTATCGAGCGCGCGGTGATCGCGATCGGCGCCAAACCGATCTCGCGGATGGATCTCAACGACACGTGCAGGAAGTGCGAGTTTGCGCGGGCGTGTCTCAAGATGGATTTGGCATGAACATGACACACGATCCAATCCCAGCAGCCCAGCCGAGCGCCGAACCAGTGGCGTGGGCCATTTTCGATTCGCAGGGCTTCTATGAAACTCGCGACACGGAAGACAAGGCCAAGGCATTTTGCGAGCGGCACAACAGCCGGAGCGTGGACGACCCTCTGCGGCCCTATTCCTACGCGCCGGTTTTCCTCGCCCCTCCTACTGGAGCAGGAGAACCCACAGCCGATTCAAAACGACTGCAACTCCTGCTTGAGTGGTGGTTCACTGGAGAGCCAAAAGACTTTGACCCTAGAAAGGCGCTGTCGCCGGACGAGCTGTTAGAAATGATCGACAAAGCAAGGGGCACATCATGAACGCCGAGTATGTGAAACGGTTGCGCGAGATTGCCGGGGGTGTGCGGCTGTATGGCGCACCAGACTCTGATCTCTTGGCTCAACGAATCGAAAATCTATGCGACTTGATCGCCCCACCTACGGGGGCGCCAGCAATGGATGAAGCAGAGCTGCAAGAGTTCTGCATCTCGCTGAGCTTTGAGCAAGACGACTACACCGTGGATGTGATCCGCGCGGTCGAGAATCGCATGCGTGGGCTGTCGAACTTCGTTCCGGCTGCCGTTGACCCGGGCCTTCTACAACGCGATGCAGAGTTACCGCTGCGCTCCGTTGGGGCAACAGAACGAAGTCTTCGACCGATTCGAGGACGTAAAGCGGTACATCCGCGCCGCAATCGACACATCACCAGAACGTGTCGATGAAGCTGGCTTCGGTGTACATGGCGAAAGCAACTTAGTCGGCTGCATCGGGTCGATTCTGTACATCGCTGAGAGCGATAAACGAGGCTGGAGCGATTGGGGATACGTCGCACAAATCTGCCGCGCTGCTCTCGGGGAGCGGGGAGGTTCTGAACATCCCGAGCCAAAGCTCTGATCTGTTCATCCGCAAGAAGCCCGGTAGCTCCCAAGCTGCCGGGCTTCTTCGCTTGTATCTGCCGATACGCGTGGTGTATGCTGCTGGTCCGCCAACCTGAAACCACTGCACACAAGAGAGTAGCGCACCCGTAGTGGCGGGGCGTCTTGGCGGGCGCGGCGCTACTCCCTTGTGTGCCTCACCCGAGACCGCATGACAACCGACAACCTCGAAGCGCTGGCCGCGGCGCTGCAGCCCCTCATTTCCCGCGTCAGAGTAGACGTGACCGCTGTGAAGCGCGAATCAGGACGACAAGCATGGACAAGAGAAGCACTCACCCCCGAACGGCTCGTGAAGCATCTGAACGGTGGCCCGGCGCGCGGAGTGTCACAGATAGCCGCAGGGGCTTCGGTGACGCTGGTGGGTCTGCTCGACTTCGACTCACACGGCGGCGAGACGCCGTGGCCGGCGATGCTTGGCGCGGCCGTGGCTGTGATCGAAACGCTGACTATATTCGGCGGCAGGCCGATCGCGTTCAGGTCCAGCGGCGGGCGCGGCATTCACGTCTATTGCTTGTGGGACGAGCCCCAAGATGCATATTCCGTTCGCGCGTGGTTGACCGAGGCGCTTAACTCCTGCGGTTATAAGGCCGGCACCAGGGGCGTCTCGGCCGGGGAGGTCGAAGTGTTCCCCAAGCAGGACGAGGTGTCGGCTGACGGGTTGGCGCGTCGGTGCCTCTGGTGTACGAGGAACTGGCGGGCGGCTGGATCGTCGGCGAGCGCGAGGACGTGCTCGGCATGGCGTGGCCCTCGAGCGAGCCTGTGGACGTGCGCGAGCGGCCTCTACGGCCCGCTGCGCGGCCTGAGCGTGTCGACGGCTGGCACGGGGGTTACCCCGAGCTGGTGGCGCTACTGGCGGCGATCCCCAACGTCGGGCCCGACGAGCTGGATTACGACGGGTGGCGGGATGCCGTGTTCGTGATCCATCACGAGACCGGGGGCAGCGCGACCGGGCTCGAGCTGGCGCACTCGTTCAGCGCGCGGAGCGGGAAGTACGACGCGGCGTTTCTCGATGAGCGCGTGTGGCCGTTCGTGCGCTCTGACCGGGACCGGGTGAAGGGTCTCGGGTCGCTGAAGCGGATCGCGGCCGGGTTCGGGTGGCACGAGCCGCTGACCGACGACGCTTTCGACGACATCAGCGCGCAGGACGACCGCCCGCCCGTGGCGCCGACGGTGTGGCATGACGTGCTCGGAACGGGTGAAAACGGGCTGGTACCCGAGCGCAAACCCGCGCCAGTGCTGGATTCTCACCCACTTACCGGGCTAAATCCTGGTACCGCAAGCACTGGCGCGGGTTCCAGCGCGGTCGCGCTCGTGGCGCCGGGCGAAAGCAAGCCGATCACGTGGAGCGGTGACGTTGCACCCCCGCCACCCCCGCGTGTGCTGCCCCGCGTGCGCCGGCGCGGCATCCCCGAGGCGCACTACCTCACCACCGACCAGGCCAACGCGCAGCGAATCAAGAACAGCTACGGCAACATGGTTTTCGTTTCGGCCGGCAAGTGGCACGTGTGGGACGGCAAGCGCTGGGTGGCCGACGAGGGTGACGTCTACCGCTACGCGTGCCGGCTTTCGAATCTGGTGCGCGACGAGGCACGGCCGTACGCGGCGAAGGCCGAAGAGGCGGACGCGCGGGGCGATACGGCGGAAGCGAAACGGATGAAGGGGATCGCAGAGGCGCTCGGTAAGTGGGCCCTCAAATGCGAGATGAAGGGCACGATCGAGGCGGCGATCGGTCTCGCGCGCAAGATGCTCACCGTGGACAGCGAGGCGCTGGACCGAGATCCGTGGGCGCTGAACTGCGAAAACGGGATCGTGGATCTCAGGACGGGGCAGCTGCGGCGCCATGACCCGGCCGAGTACATCACCAAGCTCGTGCCTCTGGCGTACAGGGCAGAGGCGGCATGCCCGACATGGGACCGCGCGCTGCTCGAGATCGTCGGCGGGCGCCAGGGGGTGGCGGACTACCTCGGGCGTTGGTTCGGCTACTGCCTGACGGGCAAGACCACGGAGCAGGCGTTCGTCGTGCACTGGGGGCCGGGCGGCAACGGCAAGAGCGTGGTGCTCGAGATGATGGCCGAGACGATGGGTGACTACGCCGGCACCGCGGCGCCGGGCCTGCTCGTGGCGTCGAGGGGGAGCGAGCGCCACCCGACCGAGATCGCGGCGCTGTTCGGCAAGCGCATGGTCACCGCGCACGAGAGCGGCGAGGGGGTCGTGCTGCGCGAGGACTTCGTGAAACAGGCGACAGGGGGCGACAAGCTCACGGCGCGCTACATGCGCGAGGACTTCTTTGAATTCGCGCCCACCCACAAGATCCAGCTCCTGACGAACCACAAGCCCCAGGTGAAGGGGCAGGACGCGGGCATCTGGCGCCGGGTACAGCTCGTGCCCTACGGCGTGCGCTTCGGCAGCGAGGAACAGGTCCGGGCAGGCACGCACGACGCCGTACGGGATCTGGAGCTGATGGAGCGCTTGAGGGGCGAGCTAGAGGGTGTGCTCGCGTGGCGCGTGCGCGGGGCGGTGGAATGGGCCCTGCGGGGGCTGGATGCCCCGGCCGTCGTGCGGGCAGCGTCCGATGCCTACAAGAGCGAGCAGGACCGGATAGGGCAGTTCATCGGGGAGTGCTGTGAGATCGGGATTGAGTTCGAGGAGGCGCTCACCTCGGGGGGCGACATGGGCACCACGGATGGTCTCTACCCCGAGTACGTTGGGTGGTGCAAAGAGGGCGGCGTCTTCCCGCTTTCCAAGCAACGTTTCGTGGATGACGTGTTGCGTGTGGTGCCGGTGGGGCGGCCCATACGTCGTGATTTGCGTCTCAGCAACGGCAAGCGCCGGGAGATGCTCATCATCCAAGGGCTGCGTTTGA